GGAGTTGAGTATTCAGGGCATAGTAATAGAACCTTTAATGTCGGTTCTTCTGGTACGAATGATGGAAACTCTGGCTCCGTTACTTTGACAACTCTAACCCTCATGGAGATCGCAGGATGAGCAGTATAATCAAAGTCGATCAAATCCAGAACTCCTCTGGTACGAATGCGTTAAGTATTGATAGCAATGGATATATAAGCACACCAAATCGTCCCGCATTTTTTGTAAGTGACTCAAGAGCGTCATGGCAGTCGTTATCCGCTGGCGGCACATTTATATTTAACACTGATACTGCTTCTGATTGTTTTAACACCGGGTCAGGCTACAGCACAACAACTGGAAAATTTACTGCGCCTGTAGCGGGGTTGTACACATTTACCTTTAATATTTACTCTTTAAATACACTGACTACTGTTAAGTATACAGTAGCTAAAAACGGAACAAACCTTTCTAATGGAACACAAGACTATAAGTACGAATTGCGTGAAAATGCAAACGAGGACAACTCATCATCTGGAACAGTTCTCGTTAACTTAGCCGCTGGGGATACTATTGAAGTTCGCTCAGTGGAGTCGGGCGATTATTACCCAGTATGGTCTTGGTTCATGGGATATTTAGTAGGATAACATGGAGAAACACATGGCAAGCGTATCACAGGCTCTATCAGAGCTTAACATCACAGAATGGGTTCTCCGTGGCGAACCCACAACAGAAGCAGAGTTCAACGAAATGTTCCGCAAGGTCACTGGAGCAGACGCTAATGGTTCGGCCATTGAGTCGGCTAACACAGCAGACTGGGGCGTAACGTGGTCACAGGTCTCTGCAAAGCAGACTGAACTTACAACGGCAGAACCAATGAAGGCACTGCGTGAAGAACGTAACCGTCGGTTGGCTGAGACAGACTGGTGGGCATCTTCTGATCTCACGATGACGACTGAGCAGACGACATACCGTCAGGCACTGCGTGACATCACAGACAATGCGACATCACTTGATGATGTAACTTGGCCTACAAAACCGTAAGGGACCGATAAATGACACGGGCAAGAACTATAGCCAACTTTGGCGATGGGCTAGTCACTGCCGACTTGCCCGCAGGCAGTGTGTTGCAGGTTGTTCAAGCTGTTAAGACCGATACTCAAGTATTCAGTTCAAGCTCTTACACAGACATCACTGGTTTATCCCTGAACATTACACCATCTTCTACTAACAGTCGTATATTTCTCTATGGTGTTGTTACATTAAACCCAGATACATCCAATCATACGGCTATTTGGAGATTTGTGAAAAATGGCGCAGGAGTTGGTGTAGGTCCGGGAGTAAGCAACAGAAAAGATTCAACTGCGACTTCTAATATGACTGGATCAGGAGATCATCCATTTACTATTGGTAGTTTCTTTGTAGACAGTCCTTCTACAACATCGCAAATCACCTACAAAATCCAAGCCGCAACGGAAAGCGGAGTGCAAACAGGTATTAATTACAACTCCGGAGCAGACTTAGATAGCTCTGATCCAAAATACGCTAGGTTTATATCTAATCTAGTAGCAATGGAGATCGCAGGCTAATGGCTTTATCAAAGATTGATCCAGATGGATTGAACGTCGGTCAGATCGGTGGCAGACGCAACCTCATCATCAACGGTGCGCAAACTGTTGATCAACGCTTCAGTGGATCAAGTGAACTTAAAGGCTCTGGAGCAAAATATCACACAGACCGTTTTGTAGTGTACAGTCAAGCGGCTTCTAAAATTACAGCGCAACAAGTATCAGAAGCTCCCGCAGGATTTAAAAACTCTTTGCAACTCACTGTAACAAATGCTGTAACGCTTGGGGCTACTGACCAATATATGCTTCAGCAACGCATTGAAGGACAGAATGTAGCCAATCTTGCTTTCGGAACTGCCAGTGCTGAAACGGTTACCTTATCATTCTATGTGCGTTCAAGTGTTACAGGTACGCACTCAGGTGTTTTACTTAACGGCTCTGAGAACAGAAATTACCCATTTACCTATACGATCAGTGCGGCAAACACTTGGGAACGCATTAGTGTAACTATTGCAGGGGATACGTCGGGAACATGGGTAACCACTAATGCTGTTGGAATGTGGGTTAAATGGAATCTTGGAACAGGCTCCACATATTTAGGAACAGCCGGTGCGTGGTCAGGCTCTAGTTACTTGTCAGGAGCGACAGGTTCTGTGCAACTGATTGAGACAGCATCAGCAACCTTCTACATTACCGGAGTCCAACTAGAAGTCGGAGGCACAGCCACACCATTTGAGCATCGCAGTTTCGGTGAAGAACTTGCGTTGTGTCAGCGGTATTATCAGTTAGTTACATCTGGAAATATGATGGCAGGGACATCAACCAACGTTTATCTAAATCCACAATTTGCTGTAGAAATGAGGGCGACACCTAGCGTAGGACAAACGGGCGTTATGATAGTTAATAACTCATCAGCAAATAAAACTCAAAGTTCAGTAGGAACTATCTTCTCCGGAGGAGACACAAGAGGTGCGTTTATTCAAGTAACAAACTTCTCAGGGCTTGAAACTACTTATGGGGCGACTAATAGATATACGAACACAAACGCACTCACACTTGATGCGGAGTTATAAATGGACCAGGTAAAGATTGCTTCAGCGCAGTACCATCAATTTGACGGTGAAAAAGTATCAATCAACGCAACCATTGACGGCATCACCATGTCAGTCCCACTTGACCGTGCAAACCGCCACTACGCAGAAATCATGCGTCAGGTTGATGAAGGCACACTCACGATACAGGATGCGGATGACTGATGGACATGATGCTCTGGAACATATCGTGTAAAATACTGGTAACAACTGAGGATTAAGTAATGGCAGATACCACTACCACTACATTCGGCTTGACCAAGCCAGAGCTTGGAGCCAGTGAGAATTCATGGGGCCAGAAATTAAACGATAATCTGGATGATCTGGACGATCTGTTAGACGGCACGACTGCCATCAAACCAAACTTAACCGAAGGTGAATGGGAAGTCGGCGGTACTGCCATCACTGCGACAGCGGCTGAAATAAACATCCTCGATGGCGTTACAGCTACTGCGGCGGAGTTGAATGCCCTAGATGGCATCACAGCAACTGTCACAGAGCTTAACTACACAGACGGTGTTACAAGCGCCATACAGACGCAGTTAGACGATAAGGCACCTCTGGCCTCCCCTACGTTTACAGGCACTCCTGCGGCTGATACAGCGGCGACAGGCACAGATACCACACAACTTGCTACGACAGCCTTTGTACAGCAAGAGATAACGGCCAACGTACCCGGCTATGCAACTGAAACAGCGCGAGGGACTGTCCGGGCATATATATCAAGCGGCAATTTGTACATTTACACGCAGGATTAAGCTATGGGCGACATTACGTTCAATGGCACAGCAATCGATGAAGTGGATGACGATGTCTATTTCAACGGCACTGCGCTAGCAACTTACAAAGGCGTTTACTTTAACGGCACACGGGTCTGGACAAAGCATCCTTATACTCCAAATAGCGTGATATTTACTTACTCTTGGAGCGCAGGAGGTAATATCAGTGGCTTTAGAACAACTACCTATAATGCATACACTGATGTTTTTGCGAGTCAGCCTACCTTCACACAGGGATCTGGAAGTCCTGATTCTCGACTGCAATTCACATTAAATAGTGGATACAGGGTGTCTTATTACAATCAATCTGAGTATGGAACAGATAGTGATGGAGCGGGCGCGGGTAACACTGGTGGGTTGTATACTATTTATGTCGGCAATACCGTTTCTGGATTGACGGGTAATACTTACAGTCTATCAAAGCCCGGATCTGGCAATGGCGGATCAAGCTTTAAAGTCCTGTACGAAGGGAGAGAAGACTGATGCCTATTGTCCCACTCAAACTGCAACCGGGAATGTTCAGGAACGGGACAGAGTACGAGCAGTCAAACCGTTGGAGGGATGGCTCACTTGTTCGTTGGTCTGAAGGTTCATTGCGCCCAGTTGGCGGATGGACTGATTTCACTGATGCATCTAATCAAATGAATGCCGCTCCACGCGGTATGCATGGATGGCGAGCAAATGATGCATCAAACAACATCGCGGCAGGGACGTACAATAAACTCTACTACATAAGCTCATCTGCAAACCTGACTGACATCACTCCGGCCACGCTAACTGCGGGCAGAGAGGATGCATCACAGAATACTGGTTATGGCGGCGGCTACTACAACACTGGCAATTACAACGAGCCGAGACAGCCTACGGCTACATACGAGCCTGCTACTACATGGTCACTTGATAACTGGGGTGAATACCTTGTCGCATGCTCATCGGACGATGGCAAGCTGTGGGAGTGGCAATTAGACGTAAATTCAAATGCCGCACTGCTATCTAATGCTCCGACTAACAATAAGGCGATGATAGTCACAGAGGAGCGGTTCATGTTTGCGCTTGGCGCAGGCGGTAACCCTCGTAAAATCCAATGGTGTGACCGGGAAGACAACACAACGTGGACTGCCACTGCGACTAACGAGGCAGGTGACATTGAGCTTCAGTCTAGCGGATCGATTCAGTGTGCGTCCCGAGTGCGCGGCAGGACTATCATTCTGACAGACACAGATGCACACCTAGCAACCTATCAAGGCCCTCCGTATGTATATGGCTTTGAGCGCGTTGGATCGGCGTGTGGCACAGATTCACCGAAATCCCTCGTGGCTGTAGATCAAATGGCATTCTGGATGGGACAGAAGGGCTTTTTTGTTTTTGATGGCGCAACTGTTAGTGAGCTTAACTGTGATGTGTCTGACTATATTTTTAGAGATATCAACACAAACCAGATATCAAAAGTCTACGGCGTTCATAATTCTAGATACTCAGAGGTATGGTGGTTCTACCCTTCAGAAGGATCGGGGGAGAACGACAGGTACATTACCTTTGACTACAAGGATAAGGTCTGGGCTTTCGGAGCCTTGTCACGCACATCAGCGATTGACATCGGGATTCTGCGTAATCCTGTGTGGGCTACCGCTGATGGCGAGCTTTATTTCCACGAGTTTGGCTTCAACCACGGCGGCAATGCATGCTTTGTAGAGTCCGGGCCGATCAGTTTAGCCAACGGCGATAACATCATGAAGGTCAATCAATTGATCCCTGATGAGGAGACGCAGGGCGAGGTGACGGCCACGTTTAAGACTCGCTTCCATCCAAACGACACTGAACGGTCATATGGCGCTTTCACAATGGCGAACCCTACGTCTGTCAGATTCCAAGGAAGGCAGGTCAGGGTGCGTTATGACTCTGTGGTCAATAGCGACTTCAGGGTCGGAACCATGCGTATGAACGTAGAACCCGGCGGTAGACGATGAGCGAAACTCCTCCGCCTCCAGTCGGCGGGCGATGGAATGACTGGGGCGAGAGAATCAACTCGTATCTGGTCAGAAATCTCTACAGGTTGCCATTTCTGCGAGGCGGAGAGTCTGCGGCAGATGACGGGATCATGGCTTATGACCCGGCAGAAGACCATGCTGTATTGACGCGCAATGGTGCATACGAGCCACTAGCATATGGCCATAACTCCCACTTACTCGCATATACCACTACCACGTTCACCGCATCAGCGGCTGACACAGAAACTCTGATCACTTGGACTAACGAAGCGATCAGTAACCACATTACCATCGATGACACGACGACAAGCCGGATCGTGTTCGAGAAGGCGGGGACGTACAAGTTGGAGTTTAGCTGTGAGCTACAGTCAGGGAACTCGAACAGCAAGACGATTTACATTTGGCCGAAAAAGAACGGCACATCATTGTCATACAGCACGATGGTGCATTCGGTGAAGAATTCAGGCGAAAGTCAGGTGATTACAAGGGCGGGATTATTCACTGTCGCGGCCAACGATTACATAGAGGCGGCGTTTTCTGTATCTGATACCGGATTAGAGATTGAAGGTACAGCGGCATCAAGCCCATACCCAACCGCACCGTCAGCAACAATGGTTATCACGCAGGTGGACGTATGACGGCACTGGAAAATTATCCTCCAGTTGTACAAGAACTTGTACGTTGCAAGGACTGGATCGAGGGTGCGTTACAGTACAGTGGTGGCACTCACACGTTCGAGGATGTGTTTCACGGCGTGTTGGAGGGCAAATTCCAACTGTGGCCTAACGAGGAAGCGTGTGCAGTCACAGAGATTGTGGTGTATCCTAGACGCAAAGTTTTGCATGTTTTCCTAGCGGGCGGGAACATGGACAAGATTGTTGATATGCAAAAGTCAGCGGAAGAGTGGGGCAAGTCCCAAGGCTGTACCGCAATGACGATTGCAGGACGTAAGGGTTGGTCAAGAGTTTTGGCCGATCATGGTTACAGAGAACAATTTGTGACTCTCGCAAAGGAGCTAACATGAGCGGCGGCGGAAAAGGCGGTAGCACCAAATCTGCACAAGAAATCCCAAGTTGGATGCGTGAGCCTGCGATACGAAACATCGCACGAGCAGAGCAAGCCCAACAGATCGGGTATCAACCATACTACGGTTTAGATGTAGCGGCACTTAATCCTACTCAAATGGCGGCAGGCCAAGCGACTATCGATGCGGCGCAGGCATTCGGCATGGCCCCACAAGGTCTCACAGCATATCAAGGCATGGCGCAACCAGAAACGGTTGGCGGGGTGAGAGGATATTCATCAGCACCAATGTTCGAGCAAGCGGTTGCGGCGGCAGGGCAGGCTGATCCAACACAGCAACAGATTTACAACACGTTGTTCGGTACTGACAAAGGATACTCGTAATGGCAGGTGCGGCTTCAAGCGGTCAAACCGCTAACCCAATGCAACAAGCGTCACTGGCGCAACAGGGGGCATTGGCAGGAACGGTAGGTGCAGGCACTACAAACATCGGAACCATCGCAGGTTCTGACATCGGTCAGTACCAAAACCCATACACTCAGCAAGTCATTGAGGCGAACGAGGCAGATATTCTGCGGGGCGCTCAAAAAGGCATCAACGCCTTAGACTTTGCGGCAGGGCGCGCAGGCGCTTTTGGCGGATCTCGTCATGGCGTTGCACTCGGCGAGTTAGGCACAGGCGTAGCACAACAGTTAGCACAGTCATCAGCAGGTCTACGTCAGGCAGGATTCCAACAGGCACAGCAAGCGGCACAGCAAGACATTCAGAATCGTCTGGCTCAGGCTAACCTTGGTCTCGGAGCGGCACAGCAACTTGCAGGACTTGGTCAGCAGTCGTTTGGATACGGTACGGCAATCCAACAGCAGTTAGCGGCTCAGGGCGCTCAACAGCAGGCAATGGATCAGGCATTGATCGATGCGGCTAAATCTCAGTACGCAGGATACACAGCGGCTCCGGCAGGCGGTCTTGGTTACGTCACTCAGGCACTCGGCGCTACAGCGACACCAACCACTACGACTGCTACTAAGCAACCGGGACTGTTTGACTACCTAACACTAGCGGCAACGGCGGCGAGCGGACGGTAATGTCTGGCATCCTTCAGGCACTGGAGATGGCGCAACAGCGCAACAAACAGCGCGATGTGATGAATGCACAGCGCCAAATGCCTGTCTTGCCTATAATCAACACTGCGGATGTGAAGCCCATTATCTTAGATACTGGTGGTGATGGCGGGGACACTTATGTCAAGGACACAAGAACTCCTGATCAGCGTTACCGGGATGCAGTTAGTATGAACAAGTATGTCGGGGCAGTGCCTGTAGTTGGCTCCGCACTAGGGCTACTCAATGATTACCAGATCAGAGAGTATGAGCTTCAGAATCCAGACAAAATACCTGCAGGGCAAAGATACAGCACACTGGGGCGCATCATGGGATTCGGCGATGCAGGCACTACAGGGGTTGGTGGCGTATTTGGAGAAAACTCTGATTTGTGGAATCAGGGCATGTTCCCAATGGATGGTGATTCTGGCAATGATTCTACAGGCAATGTCGGTTATCGCGGAGACGCATACAGGGCAGAGTCTGGCGGCGGAATGGGGCCAAGTCATTCAGGCCCGAGTTACGGCGGTGCTGATGCAGGCACTGACGATGACGATCAGTGGGATTAAAAATGGGTATTTTAGAGCTTCTCAGTAGCATGAAGGAAGGCGTTGGCGATGCCATGAAGCCTATCACTGATCCAATGGACAGCATGCGCGGCAAGATGGCCGACATGGTTGGCGATGACCGGGAACAGTTCAGCAAGAGAATGGAAGGTTTGGCAAGAGCATCAGCGGCAATGTCCCCACAGATGCCTGCAACCCAGTCGGGAGCCATGCGTCCGCCACAGGTTTCAAGCTCGCCCGCTCCTGTGATGGGCGCGGCTCCCAACCCTTATGCACCAGTCAACTACGGTACAATGCAGTACGGGCAGAGCGGTATCGGCGGAGCGCCGACAATGGAACAGATTTTAAAGGCTCTACAGAGCCGAGGAATGTAAGGGGTCTATCGTGGCTGTATTAGGTGATCGTGCAACTGGCGTACTTGATATGCTGATCGAAAGTTTTCGAGATCAGAGCATGCCAAATCAACAATTGGCTCCAACAATGCCGGGACAGGGTACGGTGCTTTCACCAGAGCTTGTGGGCCGAGTATCACCTCCTGCTGTTGCTACCATTCAAACAAATCCTGCCCTTAATCAAGCTCCATCTATGCCACTTGGTCAGGGTGTAGCCCGCACTGCGGACATGCCTGCTATGGTGACTGCACAGCCACAGCAAGCAATCGACGCAAATAGACTGATATCAGGCCGTAGCATGCAAGCAGGTCAAGGAGTCATGCAACCGGGCATGGATCGTGAGGCAATGCTCCGCGCAGGAAAAATCGCAGATGACGCCATTAAAAGTGGCGATGAGTCACTGATTAGTAGGGTTCAGGGATTCTTTGGTGGCCGTGAGAACATGCTCCGGTTGGCAATGGCATTCAACACCATGCGCCTACAGCCGGACGCTCAGTTAACAGCGGCACTCAGCAGTCAACTAGAAGCGATTGAAAAGAACAGAGTCGCACAGATGTCGCAAGGCGATATCATCAATTACTTACAGCAGAATGGTTATCCGCAACTCGCTCAGGTAGCGGCTAAGAATCCTAAAATGGCGCAGACAATCATGGAGCAAGTCCTCCAGAAAGAATTGAAGCCTGCGGCATCTGCAAAGCCATTCAGCCCAATCCAAGATCCAGATTCAGGACAGATGTCGATCCCGGTTTATGACCCTGAAACAAACACAACTAATTTAGTCCCGATACCCGGCGCTATTACAGAAACTCCTGCTGAGGAGGCCGCTCGACAAACTGAAGAAGCTGTTAGGCTTAAAGATTTAGATGAGGGGCTAAAGGCGGCAAATTCTGCGTTTGAGAGAGCAAATCTGTACAGGAATGACATCAATCAACTGTACAAGGCGTTAGCGGCGGCAGAAGACCCTAATACGCAAACAGGATTCCTCAATCAATTCCTGCCTGCTTTCACATCATCCACAGCGGCACTGAGAGAGGCGGGCAACAGACTCGGCCTTGGTGTCGTGTCATCAGTCACGTTTGGTGCGTTGAGTGCGTCAGAGCTTTCATTGGCTCTCAAGACTGGACTCGACTTGACGCTCCCTCGTCCTGAGTTAATCAAAGAAATCGAGCGACGAATTGGAGCGCAGGAAAAACTTTACGAGGAAATGATGAAAGATGCTGAGTTGCTCGCAAGCGGCATCGGAAAGAAAGAATTTATCAAGATCGTTGCAGAGCGCCGTAAGCGCAACAAGCAAATCGCAGATAAGCTACCTGAGCTACAGCAAAAACGAACAATCTCGAAAGGCGCTTGGCAACAATTAAACGCAAATCAGCAACTTCAATTGCTTGAGAAGAACGGCATCGTAGTGGAGTTCGTACAGTGAGTATTGATGTAAGTGATTTGAGTCAAGATGATATTCAGGCGTTCATTGACGCAGGCATCATTACTCAAGCAGAAGTAGATGAACAGCTAGGCACAGTCGGGCAACCACAAGTGCAAGCAACACAGCCTGCGTATCAAGATCCATATGGCCTACTGCGCGGCGCAGAGCAAGTTGTTGGTGGGCTAGAAACTGCTAGAACATTGGCTACGGGTATTGTGGCTGACCCGCTTGCCAAGTTGACAGATATCGCGACCACGCCTTTCGCAGGCGTTGAAAAAGGCACGCAGTACGGTGATGTCGTTCGACAGCAGATGACCAAGATGCCAGTAACGCCAAAGGGTAAAGAGTATGTTGGCCGTACCGCAGAGTTTTTTGGCCCGCTTGGTGAGTTTTTCCAAGGGATCGGCACAGGTATTAAGTCTGGCGCAGAGTCTTTAACAGGCAGTGAAGTCGCAGGCGAGATGACAAAAGATATTGCGTCACTCATACCTGACCTACTCGGCATCAAGATCGGCGCAAAATTAGCAAAGCCTATACCACTGAAAAATCCTGACGGCACACCAACAAAAGAGCTACGCGCATTACTCGCTCGTCAAGGGCTAGAGTACGAAGCACTGCGGCCAGAGGTCAAGGCGGCATTGCCAACGGTTTATACTGGGTCAGCAAAAGACCTCGCATCCTCCACAGCGGCCAGTGAGTTTGCGGCAGGAGGCAGACAGCGTGGACTAGCTCAGGTTGAACCTACAGACCGAGGAGAAATGCCGTTCGGCGCAGGTGGTGTGCAGAAAGACCCTATAGGCACTGAGGCTGTACGTCAGGGTTGGGATGAGGGCTTTGTAGCGGCAGTGAAGACAGCCACGCCTAGCACCAAAGCCAAGATGGGCGACATGCTCAACATGTACCGTCAGTTCCAAGCCAACCAAGCGTTTGATGTAAACCTCGGAAGGCCATCAGATATTGCGGGTGACGCTGTTGTTAGTCGCATTGAATTCATCAAGAGAACGATCGACAGCGCAAATAAGGTGAAAGATGATATCGCCAATCAGACGTTTGTCGGTATGCCCGTTGATGTCAACCGTGTTGGTACTGCGTTCACAGAAGCCTTACGCAGACAAGGCGTTGAGTTAATGCCTGACGCTAATGGCGTTGTCAGAATCCCCGACTTCAAAGGATCGAAGATCTCAGTGGATCGCACAGCACAGCGTGTTGTGAATGACACAATTAAACTGTTATCAGAGTCAGGCACTGACGCGGCATCACTTCACAAGCTCAAGGGTCAATTAGATGCACTAATCAATTACCGCAAAAGCGCGGCTAATCGACTCACTCCTGACGGAGAGAAAGTGGTCAAGGCGTTGCGCCAAGAGGTAAATGCAGTGTTGCGCGAAGCAAGCCCAGAGTATGCTCGTGCCAACGACATCGTGAGTAAGGGTTTGAAGGCATTTGAAGATTTTGATGACGCATCGGCAAGCGGCGTGAAGATTTTTGAAGAAACAGCCAATAAGACTATCGGCACAGAGCTACGCAAGATTTTTGGCAATCGCACCAAGCGTATCGACTTGCAGAATGCTGTCGGGCAGATTGAGCAGGTTGCAAAGGATTTTGCGCGAGGAACAGATAGTCAGGCTGTGGTGCAGTATGCCGGGCAGGCACAAGGCCCAACGAAAGTAGAGCTACCAGACTTTGATCTCAATGCTTATGACTTAGTGAGATTCTCAAACGCACTGGATGATCGTATCCAACCAGTAGCACAGAAGTCATTTGGCGGCGAGGTTGGATCTGCTGTCGAGCGTGGCGTAAGACGAGCCGTTGACCCGGTAGGCGCGTCACCATTCATAGGTGCGGCGACGGATATCGTTGGCGGCATGCTACGCAGAGGTGAGCCAGTCACTGATGTATCTGCGCTCAATATTCTAGATGAGCTTATCAAGAGGAACGGCCAATGATCGAAGAGCAGTTAGTGGAACAGATCGTTGGAGAGATCGAAGACGTAGTCGAAGAGATGCAAGTCGAGGACAACAACGGCCTCAAGCCCATGACTGATGACGATATCCAGAACATTGCCAGTGACGCTGTCAAAGACGCCATTGACTTTGTCGAGTCTGAGATTGCAGAAGACCGCATTAAGGCACAGCGTTACTTTGACGGCGAGGTAGACATCGGCGAGGAAGAGGGCCGTAGCTCCATTGTATCTACAAAGGTGCGTGACACGATCCGCAACATCAAGCCAAGCCTGATGCGTGTGTTCCTGTCTAATCAAAACTTTGTCCAGTT